ATGGCAAAACCTGATGAACTATCTTTCTTGGAATTTATAAGTATAAACAGTAAGCTAAAACAATTAAGCGAAACATGGTCCGATTTATGGGCAATGCTTTTTTATCAAAAAACAAGTGTTGGAAAAGTTATAAATCTAATGTATTCCGACGTATGTTCATATAAAGGGGTAATCACTGAAAATTCTCACAAAGAAAGCCATCCCATATATTTGAACACAAGTGCCTTTGAGATAGTTAAAAAACGCAGGGTTTTATATCCGAACGATATATATATTTTTCAAAGCCATTCGAATAGAGTTAAAGCAATAGTAAAACCAGTTACAGTCATTGCCTTCAACCAGGCATTACGTAAAGCTGCAGAGCACTTACCATATAAAAATGTAAGTAGCAATAGTGCGAGACGAGTAAAACTATATGACAGCGAAGCAGGATAATACAAATAATATCACTTCATTCATTAATAATGATAGCAAGAACCATTATAATTTGAGATTATTTCACATGAATATTTCGATTAAATTTATCATTACTTTGAATTTGTTGTGTGTACTAATTCTATCATATCTTATTTATTGGATATGCAACTGGTTACCAGTATGACAGGCACAATGATTTTGACATAATGTGAGGTTAAGGTATTCTGGTGCTCAATAAAAATACCAAGAGCCCCTATCTATTGCGGTTGTTTTTTTATGCTTGAAATTTTGCAAAGGTAAAATGAAAGTCAACCCCCTGACATCTAAACCGCGAAATTATCTTCTTTAACGCGGATAACTGAATAGGTCAGCACACCGTGCACCGTTACTCCATCTAGCGCTTCACCTTCAATCGCTTCCCCGTCTTCAGTTATCAGCGCCCCACCCATCCATTTAGCGAACTGCGCGCGGCCGTCGAACGTAGCCAGAACCGTTTCGCCTTCTCCTGGACGTGCTGACCTGTCTATGACCGCATACCCGGTGTCGGTTTCTACGATCCGGCAATTGGCGTCCATCTGGCAAAGGACATCAACAGTTAGCGCGCGCTGAGCATAATCAGCAGCTGGTGATGGAAAGCCCATTACTGAATACTCCCCATGTTGAGAAGCATCCAGAGCCGGTTCTCGCTCACGTCAGGCGTCTTGTCCACGAAGTACGGCTGGTAGCGCTCTATCCAGTCGTTGGCGTCGCGTTCGCTGAAATGCCAGTTGCGGGCGTTAAGCTCACGGATGAAGTCTGCGGTGCGCAGGCATTTGTATCCCTTCGGGTTTAGTTGAACAGCTGCAACGAATGCGGCTTTGATTTCGTACTGGCGCGGCATGATCTGAACCTCTCAATAATACTGTATATATAAACAGTAGTTTTTTTTGAAGCGCAGATCAATACCGCTTCGGTTGGCGGGAACCAGAAGAAGGCTGGTTTTCTTTTTGAGAGAAGAGGTTAGCAGGGTAAAAAAATTTATAGCTAATGCTTTAAGCTATTAGCTTTGCGGGACTGGCCATCTGTACCCGCAGGAAGAGCACTGAAAGTAATAACGCGTAACACCACCAATAGTTTTGGTAATAACCGATACGGTGCCAGACCCCAGGCAGTTAGGACACTGCGCCGGTGGTGTGATTTCTTGCACTTCATTAATTGTCATAATTAGGCTCCATATTTGATATCAAGCGCATCTAAGTCGTTTGAATACTTCGTTTTCCTTGCCTGAAGGGCAGTAAAAAGCTCGGCTTTCTTCGATTCTTCTGTGCTACCGTCGAAAAGCCCAGCCCTTGAATACTTCAGTACAAGGTCTGATACGTCTTTCTCGTAATCCAAATTGAGTTCATTCAATTCCTTCTCGTAAAGAATATCTGACGTAAGAGGTGGGATTTCTTCGAGCGCTGGCATCCCGTCAGCACCAGCAATAATCTTCCGCCCTGCCGCCTGCGCCGTCATCATCTCCTGCCAAAGTTCATCGGTAATTTCAACGCTATCAATTTCCGGCCTGGTTTCAAAAAATCCAGGAGGAGTTGTTCCTGCTGTAAAATATTTAGGCATTCATAATCCCCGTCACAATAAATTGAAAATCACCATCTGATACTGCCCGCGCGCCCCAGGCTGACAGAATAACCATGCCAGTAGTGCTCAATGACTGTATTCCGCAGCCTAAATCCTGTGTTACGGCAGTAGTTGTCAACTCACCAATAGCGCTGGATAAAACAGCCTTCACATCACTGGAGAACGCAACAGGGAACGTCACAGAGAAAGTCTGATTATTGGTCAGTGCAGGAGGTGTTACGTTCATAGACAAAGTTGCAAACCAGCGTACCGTTGCACCATCATAATAAGGTGACTTAAACAGCGTATAGCCAGTGCCGGTGGTAAACGTTGGAGATGGAAGTTTTGCTGAAGCTCCCAGACCAAGGTATGTAAGAAGGTTGGCAACAGATGTCTGCCCGATGACATTGCGTCCGATATTTGTCAGATCTGTTAGCGCTGTAGTATCAACACCAGTGAAGTAAGGTAACTTGTTGGCTGCGGTTGCCAATGCAGCAATCGTGCTTAGCGTTGCATCTAATGGCTGAAAATCGGCACCAAAGGCAGCGGACATTTTTGAAACAAATCCGGAAACATCACCATCATCAAGCACATCAAGGCCGCTTCTATCCGCTGTATATTGCGCAAGCGCAGAGGCAATAAATGTTGCCTGGCGAAGCGCTTTATTTACCTGTGCGCTACTGGCTTTGCCAGACTGGAACCCTGTAAGCAAAGCCGCTAATGCTTCCCAGTCAGCCTGGGATGTGACGTTTGCCCCACCACCAGTAGCAAACGGTTTAAAGTTATTGGTAGCCATTAAAGTAATTTCTCCCATGAGCCTTCATCAAATCCGGCGATGTATTTATTGTCCAGGTCAAAACCGAAAAAACGGTTTCCTTCAGACGGTGTTTCCACCGCCGGTATTTCGATACTTCCCCCCCAGACGCCAGCAGCCTTAACAGTCAAATAACCCTGTTTAATTGCCGCTATGAGTTCGAGCGAAACTTGTGAGATATCAATTTCAGGGAACACCCAGATACTGATTGTCATGTCCTGGTTGTCGACGATCTGCATTCGCAGGCCAGATCCTGCCAGTGCTGTATCAAGGATTAGAGGCAGTGAATCGTTGGTGCCATCCCAGTTGTTGATGGCAATCTTGGCTTTAAGAATTACACGGTATGTTTCGTCACTAAGCGCGGTGTAACCGGTATCCGGGTCATATGGACCTTGCCACACCCCCTGATCCCATCCGAGGCCATCAGTATCGAACGAGAAATAAATCCCGCTGATTGGCACACTGACGATGCGGCTGCGTCCTATCCACTCACCAAGGATGTCGAGTTGCACGCCAATAGCTACGTCAATGTCAAAGGCTGTAATCAACCCGTTAAGCGCGGTGGAAACGTCAGTAAGCGGTCGGGTAGATAAATCCACATGCTGATAAAAAAGAGGCTTCCCGGCGTGGTAGTTGGTTATCAGGTTGGTGTATTTGCTCATGATGACACCGTGATCGAGATATTTGCTGTCGTGCAGCTTGCTGACTCGTCATACGCAATAGCAATATTCGCTGCCGCTTCACTACCGGCAACCTTGCCAATCAGCAGTTCAGTAATGTCGTAATAGCGCGCGTTTCCGCCACTCACGACACCAAGGTTTGCCGGTGAATAAATTCGGCTCAGGAGAACGCTGTCGCCGATTTTCAGGCTGTTAATGTAATCCGAAACTGCTTTTTTAATGTCTTCCCCGATCTGTGACGTATAACCGGTAAAAACGCGGAGAGTAATAGCGACATACACAGGCACATCAACTGGACGTGAAAAGCTTATGTTATGTGGGTTGCCATAATAGTCAGGCACCTGAACAGTGGTTGTTCCGTAAGTTGCCACCCCCTGGCCTTTTTTACCCCGGATGGTCTGTGCGATCGTGATTGCGTCTCCGCCGTCCACAATTGCCGAGATGGAGTGAGCCGGAAGCCCGTTAGCATCAACGGTGCCAGTATCGTTTTCATATAGCTTATGCCGCGTGACGCCGGAGATATTTGCCAGCGCACCATCAACCGCATCAAAAGGCGTCAGGGAGGGTAACGCAACACTCTGCGTTTGCCTGATCCTCAGTTCAGCATTCGTTTCCGCAGCGGCTCCGACAGTCGCCGCCGTGGGGTTATTTACCGATACCCATCCGCGCGTCGGTGTATTAATTTTCGTGATGGTGCCAGTTAGCGCCGCCACTGCGCCGGGGGTGTTGCATATGGCCGTGACAGGATTCCCGTCAATTGTTGTGGTTGCCGGAAGATTCCAGACAATGCCGTTATCATCCCGAACAGAGCCGTTTGTGATTGTGGTTCCAGTCGTGCCGGTCAGAACCAGGTCAACCGTCGAACGGGTTTCCCCTTTCCGAGAGATTCCGTTAATTTTAACGTTGCGGCTCAGCGCGTCCGTGAGAGCGGTTGATGGTGAGTAACTGTTATATACCGCAATCGCCGTGTTATTCGCATCGTGGATTGCCAGCGCCACCAGCGAGACCATCTGACCGTCTTTGCTGTCAGGGTCAATATAGGCATCGGTGCCATAAATTAACTGAAAAAAGCCCGTTACCTTGTCCAGTATCGTCTGGTAATCAGGCGCAGTGATCCCCTGGGCAGTTACCGTTGCCGATAAGCCCAGCGTGTCCAGATTGAGGGCCATTACGCCTCCGAGGTTACTGTCGTTGTTCCGTAGATGGTGTTAACTGTCGCGGTGAAAATAACTCGCCGCGTAGCGCTGTCGACCGTGGTGTTAAATTCAGAAATGGAATCGACGCCAGGCGTGTCGAGAATGCGCTGGCGAATTGCCATGTTATAGATTTCCGGCTTTTGTTTGCCGAGCACCGACTGAATCCACGGCGTTCCTGCCTTAGTATCGAGAAACCACTGACCGTACCAGAGCAGGAACCGGGTTTTGATGGCCTGCGCCACCGCTTCCGGCGAATTAATTAGCCAGGTATCATCACCCCGGCCAAAGGTATAATCTCCGTCGTCATCTTCGCGTCGGTATCGCATCAGTTCACCTCATCTGTGTTGCTGCTACCATGCTGCACGCCGCCGTGAGTATGCGTATTGTCGATAACTTTTCCGTTCGCTTTTACAGAGCCGATAAACTCAACCGCACCGGTAATGGTCGACGCCACTCCAGACACAACAGAACCAACCATGCCACCCATCCAGGTTAGCAAGCCGTGAACGGTTACTTTCGCTGAGAAATCCGCTTCCGGCGTTACAACCTCCAGTCCACCCGGAGCGACAATTTTTATTTTCTTTGTGGCTGGATTTAACTCGAAAAACGTACTGCCATCGTCGGTACGCAACTGCGCTGCGTCGGTGCTGATGCCGCTAATTTTCTTCGCCTGCGACATTGGCCCAAGGAAGGCTATCGCGTCACCTATATGGTGCTGGCGCGGGTGTACCGGCTCCTGTTCGCCGCCGGATTGCCACCAGAAATCGATACAGCGATCGTTAAAAATCAGCTCGCACTCATCGCCGGGCTTAACCGGGAACGTGAGCGTCACGCCCCCGCCGCGCGGGAACGACACTGGGACATCTACGAGTTGCGGCATTGAAATCGAAACCTGGTTGCCGTTGGCGTCTGGTTCGTAGCCCTTAATTGCTGGCTGTACGACAGCCGTCACCGACTCAGCATCGAAAGAAACTACCGTTCCGGGCAATGCCACCCGGATTCCGGCGCTAATAGCTTCCTGAATAGCGAGCATGAATTGCTGATCGCCGCTGATTTGCGACGAGAGAGGAATTGGCATGGGAAACTCCGGGCAATAAAAAACCCGCCGGAGCGGGTTTATACGATTTGTAAGTTTTATGGCACTAATTTCATCAGCTCTAGGGCGTTGCTTATGGCAGTGTCTTTATCGTCTTGTGTGATGGTCAAAGTTAATGAATAATCCGCCCTTGCTCGCAGCTGCTTAGTTAATTTTAACAAACCAGCAACTTCATATTGTTGCGGGGGAGTCATTCCACCATTCAATTTTGCACAGCCGTTTGAATTGAAAGTACTTATGAGCTTCTCATGCATGCCTGATGGGGTTCCAACGAGACGTATTCCTGCTGCGTTAACTTTCTCCAAAACATGAAGATATCCGGCATAGTATGCTCTGCTTACCGCGTTTCGTAGCTGAATTTCATCGCTTGATGATGCGTAATCAATAGCGAGATCTAAGAAATCATTCGGTTTTACTGGCATTTAGAGCATCTTCCTTTTTGCTACTAACAAACAGACCACCCAAACTCCAATCAATCATACCTAAAGAAGCTCGATTAGATATCAGTTTGATGTTCATGTCCGAGCACGCTTTAGAATCAGAGTCCAGAACATAAATTTCCAATAATAATGATGGGCCATCTTCATCAGAAACATCTACAAGTCGTGGGGAAGCATACTGCTTTTGCTGCCAATCGAGTTGATCCAACATAAGAGCAGACAGTGACCGGACGGCATCAATTTTATTGTGCTTTTCGGCAAGTTTAGTGTAATCAATGGCTCTATCCAAAGCTCGCCTCTCTCGTTCTTCACTTACTAATTCATCCAGCTTATCGGCTTTTTTAAGCTCGAAATATAACTCTTTGACTATTGCGAAGTCAGCAGTTTGCAAAGCATAAAACAAGCCATTACGCATCATCTCCCAGCTTACGATATGTTTTCGAGCTCTTTGTACGACTTCAAGTGCTTCTCTCGGACCTAAACGCCAGAACGTTCCCAACATGTAATGATTCCAACTAACAGAATCATTAGGATCTAATTCGATAGATTTCTCAGCAAAAGAGATACCCTTAATGACATCAAAAGAACTAAAATAAATCATTGATTGGGTAGAATATTTTATTGATTCGCTTTTGATTTCAACTGATTGTTCTAATGCTCTTTTAACCACGAATGAAGATACTTGCTCGTCGGCAAGTAAGTATGGTTTCACAAAAGACGTGATTCTATTGGCAATTTCAATATCTTTAGATTTTTGGGCGTCAGGTTTAACCACGGTTATCTCCGAAAATTCCTTTTATCATGATACCCCTCATCAACATGCCACGCCAATTATTAGCAGAAGTAGCTATGTTAATTTGCCACCCTCACACAATCATACGTCCCATAAACACGCGGCGCGTTCATATTGGCCTGCACCAACTGGACGTTGAGGATCGCTTTTCCGTTCTTCTTCACGTAGTCCATGCCGTACCATTTGCCGGGGGCGTCGGTGGGAACCATCCATTGCATTTTGATGTTGTTACCATCGACATTACCCGGCAGCGGCGTGATTTTCTGCGTCTCAGGCTTGGTGCCATTGATTTTAGCCCAACCATCCTGCGGTGTAAGGTCGATTAAAAACGGTCCGCATTTAGCTTTATAGTCAACACCTAATTTCTGATCGGAATGACCGCTTGCCACTGCCGCGCTTTCACCATGTAGGCGCTTAGCTTCCTGATTCATTAAATCTACGAATTCAGGAGATCGTTTTGAAAAAGCCGTCAATGATTGCGTAAAGTCATCCTCACTGACTTCACGTAGGCCAACAGACCGATAATCATTTTTGTAATCTGCATAAATTTTCTGAATTTCAATAGCGTTCAGGCTCATTGAAACACTATGCATGTAATTTAAATAATTCATTTTAGAATTATTTGATACATCAATAGCAAGCACTCCTGGAGCACCATATTGATGATAAAGAGCATAAAATTCCGGGATTTTTTCAGGATTTTTATTTATCACATCAATTAATGGCTTAATTGAACACTCGCCTTTCCATTGAATGAGTGTTTTTCCACCAGACTTTGCGGTTTCACAGTCGTCCTTAACAAGGATATTTAGAGCATTCCATCCGGGTCTACGTTGATAGTCTGGTGTTTTCGCGTTGCTGTTAGTACAGCCTGCAACGAAAGTGACAGATAAAAGAGTCAATGACAGAAACGATACTCGCAAAGTTTTCATTCAATTACCTGCATTCCGTTGAAGTGCAGACTGACTAATTAAATCAGCCGCCCCGCGCGCCAGACACATTAAATCCATGTACCACGGCTGGCCCCGCGTCTCGCCAGTATAGTCAATCGCCTTGACGATATAAACACCATCAGCGGCGATGCTGGCGGGGTTTTGCAGTGTGCCATTCCCCGCTGCGGTAAGGTTGCCGTTAACATTCTGCTCTGTCACTCGCCCGGGCGCGCTGGCGATCTCACTATTGCCCAGTGCCGTACGGTAAATTGACGCCTGGTCAATCTGCACCAGTCCGTTAATTTTGATGTTCGGGTTAATCAGGCAGCGCACATTTACGCCACCGCCCATCGTCTGCTGCGGCATGCCGATTAGCCCGGTATCAGAGTTCAGTACGATCGCTTCCTGAACGTACTTATCCGACGGCACGACATGCACCTGACCGTCGACCATCTGCCACGTTCCGCCGCACATTTTCGCGATGTCATCCATGATGTCGCGGTTTGAATGATAGAGCGGCAGCCCGCGAGGGAATACCGTTGGCGGCATATCACCGATAATGCCCGGCGTGATCCCGTAAGGGTTGAAACCCTTCATGGTCAGATCAAGCAGGTCTTTCGTCGTATACCCGGCGGCAAGCGTGGTTTTGGTGCTGGCGAAAAGGAACGCATTGTAATCGCTGGCCGCCTGCACCAGCACCCAACTGTCGGTGATGTTGTCTTTGCCGTTGATGGTGAAACGAATATCGCCGGTAAAAATCAGCCCGTAATTGGTGCCGTTAATCTTGCCGATATCCTTTTCGGATACCGGGTGCGCCACGCCGACATCGCTGGCCGGCACAACTGGCATCGCGCCGTCATACCCGGCAATAATGCGTATTTTGCTGAACTCGTCACCCATGATGCGGGACTGCGTTTCCGGCGACACATTGTAAATTTTCACGTTCGCCACGCGCGGAAACCGCGTATCAGCCCATTCAATGCGGAATGTCACTTTGAAATCAGACAGGCTGATCCCGGTTCCGTTCTCATCGACAATTTGCAGCTCAAAATGGCGAATCCAGTTTTGCGACATGGTTACTCCGTCACGATATACAAATGGCTGTAGAGGCCAAGATCGGTTTTCGTCGGGTTTTCCTGCCCCTCGGTATCGCTGTTCACAAACAGGGAGAAACCCAGGTTAAGGTATGCGTAAGGAGCCAGCAGATCAGCGCCTGCCAGCAGTGGAAGCGATAACGCAACCGGCGTCTCATCACTGTTAAGAAGGTCAAGGCACCAGAATTCATCACGCCACACCATCCGCATGCGGTACTGCGTGCCTGCAATGGTAATGGCGAAGTTCTGGTTATCCGCTGAAAGCGGAATTTCGCTGATGTTCATTGCAGCCCGATCCCCCCTGCTATCTGCGAAAGCAGTGATTCATTTTTTGGCACAGGCGATTTAACCCCGGCGTTCTGCGTGGGTGACGTGGACACGCCCTGCGACATATCGGTTTTGTCCGCGACCTGCACGGTCGTCGTCGATGTCAGAATAAGCTCACGAAGCGTCAGCACCGCCGACAGGACGTTTTCCGTTGTCTTGTCGGTGGTGACCTCAATCGTACGCAGAAGCATATTGCTGTACTGCCGCTTGCCTGTGATGACGTCCAGCAGTTCGCGGTTACGCTGCATTTCCAGAAAGGAGGCGTACACCTCTTTAGGTGACATCCCCAGGCTGATACCGATGTTGCTGGTATCAAGCAAGTCCAGCAGCGATCCGCCACCAGCAAAGCCGACCTCCATCACAACTTCGCTGGGGCGACGGTAGGCGTGATCCGCAACAAAACCCGCGCCGGATGTCGTGGGCTTTTCAACGGGGTGCTCGGTGATTTCCAGTGTGTCGCTGTGCTTCTCACTGACCACGACACTTGGCACCATCAACCCGATTTTCCGGCTCTGCTGCTGAAACAGCGTGGAGAGAATGTCCATTATTTCGGCCCCGTCTGAAGTTGCTGAATGCCGTTAGCCATAACTCCGGCCTGCTTCCCGGCAATGATGTTCCCCGCTTCCTGAGGGTTGGAAACCCCGTTCACAGTGATATTGACTTCCTGGCTTAATGACGGGGCGCCGATTGCAGCGGAACCCGCAGCGCGAACCATTTCATCCCCGTAAGGGTTGCGGCCGTTCTCCTTCTGAATGATGCCGTTCATCATGGTGGTCATGACGTTCGGATCACGAAGATTGATTTCAGCGTCAGGTGAAACGCCCAGCATCTGGGAGATATGCGCGATATAGGCGAGAGTGTCGTTCTCGTTCTTCGGCGCCCAGGTGCTGACGATATCGGATACGCTGCGCAACTGCTTGCCGGTTGTCTTGCCGTCGTAATAGCGCAGCAACTGGCGGGATAGCGCGCGCAGACCTTCAACCGGCGTGCGAAACTGCGCAAACCGTCCGTCAGAAGTTGCGCCATCCTGCCCGGCAAACTCGATGTTTCCCGGGTTATTGTTGCGAATGCCGCGTTCATTGCCGGGGAACGCCTGACCGGGATGCGCTTTCATCCAGGCCAGCGCTTCCTGATCGACGTTGGCACCGACTCCACCGATACTCGCCAGCTCTTCCGAGGTGGTTGGCGTGTTGTTTGTCGGCACAAACATCAGCAGCCACGGGTTACGCAGCGCTATATCGGCAACCGCTTTAGCAAGATTACCCAGGCCACCCAGCACACCGCCGACAGCGCGCCCCAGCCCACCAAACGCGCCGGTGATTTTCCCGATGCCACCGAGGAAACTCGCCAGTTTCGCGCCGACCATGAAGCCAAAAATCAGCTCAAGCGTGTTTTTCCAGCCGCCCAGGCGATCTTTCAGGTCGATCAGCGTGTCGCGCAGCCAGATGAATGCTTTTTTGGCCTGCTCAATTTCCGGCTGCCACTTCGACCAGTTGATGAATGACTTGCCGCCATCTTTCCAGGTCTGATAGTCCTCCCACAAAAGCAGCAATGCGCCGATAAGCGCCATCACCCACGTCACAGGTGATTTCCACATTTCAGCATTCAGAAGCCGCCAGGCCACCAGTATCGCGCCCAGCGTTTCGATAAGCCTCTGACTGTCCTTGTCCAGCCCTTTCCACCAGTCAGAAATCTGCCCTGCGGCCTGAATAAGCCTCATCGCCGCCCGGCCAATAACATCTGACAGCCATAAAATCCCCTTGATGACCGCCATAATGCCGCGCTCTATCGCCGGGAAATTATCGAGTATCTGCTTACGCAGCCGATCAAGTGAACCGGCCAGGCCATCCGTCAGGCTGCTGCCGATTTTGTCCCGCGCCATACCCGCCATCATCGTGAACTCACGCATGGAGGTCATAAAGCGGTTAGAGCTTTTCGCCGCGGCGTCGGCATTGAATCCGATCGCTTTCGCCGTGGCACTGTACTGGGTGCCAAATTCGCCCATGCCACGACGCATCGCCATCAGCGTGTTTTCATCAATGCCAAGCATCGAGGCGTACTGGTTTGCCCGGTAATACGGCATGGAGCTGAGCCGCTGGCCTACGCCAGAGAAAATCGACTCCATGCTGCGCATCTGGCCGCTGGCGTCCCGTGTCTGCACTCCCAGACGATTCAGAAAACCTTCTGCTCCCGGACTGGTTCGGATAAACCGCGCGAGGCTCTCCAGAGAATTACGCGCAGCGGCGGCACTGCTGCCAGTCTGTGATGCGGCATACCCGATAGCCTGAATACCAGCGACGGTTGCGCCGGTGCGCTGGGACGCCCAGTAAAGCTCATCCAGTCCGCTGGCAATTTTCGTCGTGAACGCCACCACAGACAACGCGGCAGCTTCGACGGCAACGCCAAGTTTCACGACCGTCTTTGTCACGCCCACAATCGTGGCATCAAATTTCGCCGCGCCCGCTCCGTCAACATCAAATCCGAGGGAGACCAGAAAAGATTTAATCACTTCGGCATTCACTGGTTTTCCTCCCATTTGCGGATGCGGGCTTTGTTGTCGGCGTTAATATCAAGCCAGTCATTCATGCGCGCGATGTCGGCCAGATCAACCGATCCATCCTTCAGCGCCGTATAGGGGATATACCCGGCGTGAACCGGGCGCATGATAAAATCCTCGCCGTCCGGCAACGCGTTTAGCGTTATTCCGCTGGCGGGGTGGCAGTCTCTTTCGTAGGGAGTGCGCGCAAAAAATTTCCGAGGTTATCGCCTATCACGCGGGCAGTAATGCCGAGCATGGTAAAGAGGTCGATTTCGTCGAACATTAATACGCCATCGCCGAAAATGGGCGTCCAGTTGCCCTGGGCGCTTTTGCGGGAAACCACTTTCAGGCAGGGATGCAGAATGGCATCAACGCTTTCATCCGGCATATCCGCCAGTACATCGGCAATTTTCGGTAGCACCGTTTCAATCGTTTTAAAAATCGCCTCGCTGTCGGGCTGCTTGTCTTTCAGCGCGTTTTTCAGCAAGGACACATCCGATACGATTTTTGCGATCAGCGGCAGCACCTTGCGTGAGACTTTTAACTGGTCAAAAACGCTGAGTTTTGTGGCGCGGTATTCCACGCCATTGATAGTAAATTCCATGCGTTAAAACTCCCCTAGCACGGTGTCGATTTTGCCGCAGTCAAAAACCCATGCGTTATTGTTGCCGACCTTTGCGTTACCGTTATCCGGGTGCTTCTGGAATGCGCAACTGCGGGCGGTAATGATGTCACCGCTCACCTTGTTACGGATCACGATGACGTTATTTCCCCAGAGGGCAGAGGAAAGCGACTGGGCGTTATAGGTCAGGTTAAGTTTTTTATTCACCGGGGACGTTTTCAGCAAACTGACTGTGATCGTTCCGGATTTACCAGCGTGAAGGCTGTGCATGACTTCGCCATCAGCACCCGTTGTCATGGTGTTTTTGGCTTCGGTCATAGCAATCGCAATACCTTCATCGGAGTTTGCGGCACCATAGCCAAGCTCAAACGAGCCAGTCGGCCCCACCAGCGTGGCGGTAACATCCATAAAAGAATAGGTAGACATGTTTTCTCCTTACCGCACCACAGTGATTGCCACGCTGCCGTAATGCACAGCCCCGGCCAGTTTTCCGGCCACCTGAATCGGTACGCCTTTGCGCGCTTCTCGATCAGTCTGCAACTGATCATCCACGCTTTCCGCATACGTGTAATAACCCTTGGTCAGATAGTCGCCAGTTGATAACTGACCGATTGGGTCACCAGTGTATTTTCCTGGCGCAAACAGGCCGTTATTGACTGCCTTATCAAGTACAACTTCGATGTTCGCCATACGTGTGGTGGTACCGGCATCGGTCTGCGGGGTTTTGGTGGTACTGGTGTACAGCGTGTTGAAATCGGCGGTCTGCACAGCGTTCTGCAACCAGTCCAGCCCGTGGCGTTCGTCGAAGAAATCGCCGTTTGACATCACGCCCTGTTCAAGGATCGCCGTGTCGTTTTCGTAGTACACGTAAACGTTGCAGTTCTTCGCCTCAAGGTTATTGGCCTGGGGTGTTGTCAGCGTTTCGTACGTGACACCCGGCTCCTGCTTGAATTTCAGGGTGATGGTCGTGTTGCTGGCGGTGAAATCGACAGTGAACGCGCGCGCGAACGCCGACAGCGCGGCATAGCGGGAACTGGTTGAATACTGGATAAACGTCCGGCTGTATTTGGCCGCTTTCAGCTTCGACGCCAGATCGGTAGTGGTTGCAGCCACCAGCGTGTCAGCTTCATCGGTTGTAATGCCAAAGATACGGGAAACAGTAGCGGCTTCGATAGCAGCGGCGACGTTGATAATCTCGGCATCAACCGGGTAATCACCATCAGGCACAGCGAGGTGAAGCCCGTACCATGAGTTGTAATCCATCAGGGCATTAACAGCCTGCAACAGTGTTTCAACTGTGCCAGTTTCACCGGTAGCCAGCGTTTTCGCCCAGCGTCCGACATAAACCTGCGTCGGACGCGGAGACTGCGAGAACCAGATCACAGCGGCTTTGTATTCTTCGCTTTCCACCCCGAAATCGTCACCAATATCATCAGCACTGGAGTACAGGCGCAGACGTTCCGCGATCGGAATAATTGTTGAATCGCCCAGGATAAGCATGGATCCAAAATTACGGCCCTGCGCTGCCCGAGCGGAGAGGGTCACCGTCACATTCGTGACGCGACTTAATGGCAGACCTTTCTGCACCATGATTAATCTCCGGTGGTGATTTCTACGTTAGGAATGAGGATGGATTTAACGTTGTAAGTGCGGGTGTTTTTGCGTGACAGCGTTACCGTTATGTCGTAACGGCGCACCCACTGGTTATTGATCAGTTCGGGAAGGTTGAAGATTTTTCCTTTCTCCAGCAGAGACAATCCAGCGGCACGGCGCAGCGCATCAGCATTTTGCTCAACCGAAATACCCTCGCGGAATCGCGCGGCCATAGCGGCACCCTGCGGGCCGTAAAAGCAACACAGCACCGTTACTTGTTCCCATGTCCATTGTTCGCTTTCTTCCTCGCTCACCTGAACGTTGGCCGGTGTTCCATCAAGTGGCACAGTGGCGATACCGAAACTACACCACGTAACACCATTTTTGGGGATGCTGGTTTGTGGTTCGGTCTGGCGAGGGAAAACCTGTTTTGCATCCACTCCGGTTACGCCGCGAATCCAGCGACTTATCTGGCGCTCAAGCCCCTGATCATATTCAGGCTCAATACCGACTGGAGTCAGGTAGCCCGGTGCTGTGCTGTCGTTACTCAATGGGCGAACCTCCGTCAAAGTCCAGCAGTTCGCAATGAGCCTGGACGAACCCGGCACCGTAACGGGTGTACGGGTCGACGAACGTCACGCGGTAATCTCGACCGCTGTACTTCACAATATCGGCATCAAGACGCGGTGCTGAGTTGGTTTCAGGCTGCCCCTGTGTAAGTCGAAACTGGGTCACGATGAGGATCGCCCCGTTGATATTCTGCCCGGCAGCCATGCGTTTAGCTTCAAGGGAGCGATCAACGGTCACCACGCCAGAAAATGGGATGTCCTGCGGCGTGTTCGTAGGGAAGTTATCCGCGTCAACTGTCTGAATCTGCCGGTGGCAGACCAGTGACGTGTCGAGAAAATCCGGGTCCATAAGGACATCGGACACATCAAGAAGAGGCATTATTTTTTCCTCACGACATAGGTGATTGACCTCAGCAGATAGCCCCTGGCCCGCAATGGCTTGTCACCTTCAATCGGAGGTTTTGCCGCGCGGCGTTTCTGAATAGTTTTCTCAGACAAGGGGATGAGCCTGTCACCCGCTTCAATGACAGCCTTTGCGCCGTCAGAAGCGATTATCCCGGCGCGCTCCAGCTCACGAGATGCGCCTTCAGCTTTACCCTCAAGCGCAAGCTGTGCAGCCGCTTTGAGATGCGCCGTTGTGCGATCCTGGGTATCTTCAATGCCGATATCCAGAAAAGGTCTTGGCTCCAACGTCACCACCACACCATCAATTTCAATGGTTGCGCCAGTGGATTGCAGGTAACCGATCTCAGCGTTGTTTAACTGACCGTCTTCGCGCGCGGCATTGCCTTCCGGGATGCCTACCAGCACATCCATACCGGAAAGCTCAGCCAGCGCGGAAAGAACAGAATCAGCGTTATCCTCTGTGACCTTCACGCCGCTTTTCATAGCAACTGCCTCCCGCCGGCGCCGTACATCGACCACCACCAGAAGAATTCGCGACCGTAGCTGGTGTTGTTCCAGAACCCGGCATCGGGGTTGATAATCCCCGATACGTCATAGCTGGCAGATACCTTGTCCACAGATTTAGACGTAAGTACTCCGCCACCACCTGTATTGACGCCACCAGCAAGAGATGCAGCCAGCGTTTTACCGCCCAGCTCCGTGTAATGCGCCGCGCACATTTCTGCGAGTTCGACGAACTGGCTGCCCTGGATATTCTGATCAAGAACAGCATCAGCCTGTCTTAGCGCACGACTGATAATTGGGTCGGGGTAACGGGTTTCATTGGCAAATTCCGGGTAATCGGTGCGGAACTGCTGGACGGTAGGAAGAAGACTGTTTTTAGGCATTGCTCACCACCTATTTTTTATCGGACTTCCCACCTTTGTCGGCCGCTGTATCCAACTGAGCTTTCAGGTCGGTCAGTTCGGCATCCCGTGCGGCAAGCTGGGCTGTCAGGGCGCTATTCTCCCCGGCCGCTGTATCCAGCTGAGCTTTCAGGTCGGTCAGTTCAGATTCAAGCGCAGCAATACGGGCGCTATGCGTGTCATCGCTGATCGCCTGCTGAGCTGCTGCGCTGTCACTCAGCTCTTCAGCGTGGTGCGCGAAAGCCCAGTGCTCTTTTACCGATGCCGGAAAGTCGTCATGAAGGCCGGGGGTAAGGGCAAAAGAAGAGCCGTCAGCGAATCGCAGATTCGCCGAACCAGTAACGATGTATTTCATCGGGAGTACTCCAGTGAGGCGGGTTTCCCCGCCGTTATCAGGCTGTTGGAACGTCCATGTAAGAAATGGTGTTGATGTACGGCGTTTCTACCTGACCGAGACGACCATAGTAATTCGTGAGCTGGAACAGACCACGATACTCCAGCGGGGTGTTCATCAGCGGAACCATCGGGAAACGAATGTATTTTTCCTCCTGCGTGTACGCAACGATGCGGTGCGCGCCGCCCGTACCGCGTTTGGATGCCCACTTAATGGAGACGATCTCCAGCGGTTCGCCGTTTTCCTGGAAAGAAATCGTGTTGATTTTCAGGTATTCCAGTACGGAGATATTGCCAGCAGAAGAGACCTTTTTGCTCACACACAGGCTGAACAGTTCGGGCGCAAGACCAATTTTACCCGGACAAACCGCATAACCGGAGCGCACCCAGGCATCGTTAAGCAGCAGGTTCACATCCTGGACGATAACATCAGGATCGGTCGTTGCCGTCCATGCAGCCGCAGCCGCGATAGGTGTAACACCGGACAGGTTCAGCATGCCGTTAAACCCTGCCTGTGGATCCCCGATGTACACCACCTGATCGGTGTCCATGTTCCATTTCATCTGCATCGCGTCGTATTTCTGTGCATCGACGGGACGGCCTACCTGCTGCGCGGCAGCCAATTCAAGCACCGACCATCCGAGCTCAATCCCCCACGGACGCAGTGGCTGAGGCGTTTTATCGATGTTCAGGTTAATACCCGGAACTGCAGTCGCCTCTTTGCCGATCCAGTTGATACCGTTCGGGTTCGGGCCACCCACACCAGCAAAGTCGGTGTTAGAGTAAGACGATACTTCATCGGCGATAGACACGTCGCTGCGCAGCGGCATATCGCGCGACCACTTATACGACACCAGCGGCATGTTCAGTGTCTGATCGAGGCGCTCCAGCTCCCCGACGAGAAACACGCCAGCCGCGTCGGCAGTAGCTCTGTCAATTGTAAACATCTGGCTTTTCCTTAAATGTTGTAGGCGATTTCGACCAGGCCAGTCGCGTCACCCGGCCCCATAACTTCTGCTTTGGTGAGTTGCGGCGTGTTGGTTGCTGTGGCGTCTGCGGTCAGCAGCAGAGAACCAAGCGGGCTGGATGATGTCGCAGCAGCAACACGGACATACACCGGGTCACCACGTTTAGCGGTCGCGGCTGTGGCTGGCGCTTTTACGCAGATATAGCCGCGCGCCAGCTTGTCGCCTACCTGCGTAGTGCTCACACCGAGATAGGCCATATCAGCCTGCGACATGATCGGGAATGGGCGAACAAAAATGCCCTTAACAACGCTCACGTCATCCCCTGATGCCAGCGGCACAAAGTTGTTGTTAACGAATTTTCCCGCCAGGCCGAAGCCTGAGAAAAGGTTTGCCGGGTCGAGAGATACCGGCTCAATTGTGCAGTCGCGCGGGCGCGTAATCGCACCAGGAATGCCAAGCGGCATACGTTCGAGGTAGGCTTTTCCACCCATGTCGATCACCTTATTTGTTACGTTTCCAGAAAGTGGCGTTGAGCTGGTTCAGCTGTGCCGGAGACATGCGTTTGGTATCCTGCGCACCGTCAGTTGTGCGCGTGGTAACCGATGGCGGCATGATGTGGTTTTTGGCCTGTTGCAGTGCGAGAGCGGCCTGAAAAACGGCATCCACTGTCTGTTTGGATGCTGTTGCAAAGTCCGTCACGCCAAACGCTTTCAGGCTGTCGCCTGTGCGGATGGCCTGAGCCAGCACCTGACGTTTGATCCCTTTGTCGCTGTTGGGCTGGAAGCCCGGAGCGATAATCTCCGCATCGGCCAGCAGGTTGCGCTTAAATGCCGCATCGCCTGTCACCTTCGCATCTTCTTCAGCGTCGTCCGGGTTTTCGTCGGTGGTTTTACCCTCCAGCTTATCCATGCGGGCAATCAATGCCTGCGCCCATTCCGGCACGCCTTCATCGCCAGTCTGCTCAGTCGTCTCATCGGGTTTATCGTCCGTGGTGGTGCGATTTTCCGGTGCTAACGATGTCGCCTGAGAAGGGATGTTGATATTGATGGTTGAGCCGGGGATAGAGTTCATGCCATCAGAAGGCATATCCGGCGCTTCGTCGATGAGTTTATTAAGCGCATCCTCATCTTTCGTTTTGATGGCCTGAGCCACTTTTTTCAGCCAAGACATTGGCTTCTCCTTTTGGATGTTTGGGGCTGAATCCCCGATTGCACAACGGCCTCCAGCCCGGCCTTTCTCAATGCCGACAGCCAGATGGTTTCCGGTGATTTGGTATTGTTTCCCCTTGCCGGGGGAGAGTTGCTTGTACTTCGCGTCGTAGCCGCAACTGACATCCGTCAGGCCGCGATTAACTGCATCGATTGCCTCCTGCCGTTTGATAAGCACGTCAGCCAGCAACAGATCAGCTTTATCGCCGGTACCGCGTCGCACGTTCTGAATGTGACCGTGGGTGAGTTCGGCATAGTTGGAGGGGTTAACAAAGATGATTTCGCCGTTATCGCCCTCGGGATGACCGAGCGTGACGGCAACACCTTCAAAGCTAGCCATCGTCTCTGGAGAAAACACCTCATCCTCAGTGCGCCAGACGGTAACAGTGCCGCTGGCGTCGGGTTCAAGGTCGATTTCTTCCGGCAAATAAACCTGCGTACCTGTGCGCGCGATCGGCACGTCTTTACACAGCAGCGAGCCGTCAGCCTGGAGAAATCGAGTCTCCCCAAGCCGGGTAGTGAAAAAATATTGCATGGTGTTACCTGCTGAATTGCGGGCATAAAAAAGGTCGCTCGCTGGCGACCCGTTATTTTCTTGGCTCGGGTATTTGAACCTCGGGCCAGCAATCACAATTAGGCAGGCATCCTGCGTGCCCGGTCATGCCGTCCAGAGTTGGGGGATCGTCCCAGCGAACAAATTTATCTTTCATACCCACGTGAGATGGACGCGTACCCTTACCTTTGATGCGCCACCAATACCCCTCCGAGCCAACCGAAAGAGCTCTGGCCTGCGTCAATGCTGTTGTGGCGTTACCAATCTCGGTACGCGCTATCATCCTTGCCCTGCTTGCTGCCACATCACCAGAAGCCATAATCATTTCGTACAGCGCGTCGGGGCGCTCGCCACGAATAACCGCCTCCATCGCCCTTTCCTGAATCTCAGAAACGCGACTGGCAGCCTCAAGCGGTAGCGACTTCATGTACTGAACCTGACGGGCTACGATATCGCGTGCCACACTTCCCACTGGCGTATTACCCACGACATCGCGTAATCCTGCGGAAATTTGCTCTGAGACAGAACGCCACTGGCCCCACTCTTCCTGTTCGACCTGAGTGAACATTTTATTGCCGACCATCTCAGCCCATCTGCCGATCAGACCTGAATAATCCACCAGAGCAACATTTATCCGGTCAGCACTACCCTGCGAACCATCGTACAAGCCAGTTACGATTTCGTTTATCTGTGACACTATCGCCTGTAGGCTTTTGTTGTACTGGCGTTCGGATTTGCGGCGGAGGTTCGGTTTGAGATTCAGCCTCCTCCCATTCAGCTTTGGCATCCTCAATATCCTTGTCTGTAATGGATCCGCCTATACCGATCACATCGGAAATATTCCGCAGATCGGTCATCGCTGCATGTACTGGCATAATCTGGCGGTCAACCAGCGTACTGAGCGCTGAGGCAACGTTGTTAGCCATCGTCGCGCGGTCGGTGTCTGACATCTCCCACAGTTTGTTAAATTCAAACGTGAAATCATCAGGCAGAGGGCTACCAAACAGAGATCGCCAGGAGATGTCGAGCAACCAGCGGATGTGTCGACGTAGCCGCCGTTCCTGCAACGAGTTAACGCGGCTGTAGTAGTTTTCGAGGTCGCCGTCGCCAGTGCTGAAACCAGAGGGTGACTGCCCGAACAGGCGCACCAGAGGGATTCCGGTTGCACCTGAAACCTGTTCAGCAAAACGCAGGATGACATCTGCGATACCAGCGAACGAATAGCTGTGCGTCGCGAAATCATCGCTTTTATCCATGAGAGTCATGCCCTCGATGGTCTGAAACTCACGGATCATATCCATGTGTTTCATCAGGCCCACTTTCGCCGGGTTATCATCTGGCAATGCGAGAACGCTGCGCAGCTTATCGATGCTGTAGGTTCGCAAATGCGCTTTGTGGATTAACTGTGTCGTACCGGCTGTGGCGGTGTCAAATGCCTCGATGCGCTCGAAGATGCGCTCAACAACCGACATTCCCCAGCCGTTTTCAGTCTGAGCCTGCTGGAAAGGCAGGCTATCCCCCTCCATGCGAATCAGGCGGCTGTGATGAATTTTCCACGGCGGAATACCCTGCTGGTTGGTGATCACCTTGTAGAACTTTGGTTTGCCAAAGTGCGGGCCGTAGTCGGTAACCAGATCGTAATAGCTCGGTTTGACCATCCAGCGATCAAGACACATCACGCCCTGAAACTGTCCCGGCTTAATGCGGTCGAGTTTAAGCGGAGTTGATATGTCCTGCCCTTCAATCAGCACCACCAGCAGCGCGCCGCCGTATAGCCGCGACCATTTCAGCGTGTCGTTGATACCATCCCAGATACCGATTTCATCCCAGAACGTGTCCAGCTTTCCTTTTTGCCCTGGCTCCAGCTTTGAGCTGATCGTGATGCCCTTACGGGTCATGTCATCAGCCATTGCGTCCACGCCAGCACCAACGAGAAACGATGAGCGATAGGCAAATTCCAGTTGCACGCGGTTGCGGCTGATATAGCCCGGCACATACGTACCTGCTGACTGAAGGTTGCGCGCCTGTGCGCCGATCTTGGCCGGGAAGTTGTTATACCCGTCAGCTGTCGCAACGGGCTGTTGTGCGCCGTTCCGGCGTTTCTTACGGGACATGCGGCCTCACAATGATGTAGGTAATTTACTGCCCGAGCGCCCCCCAGACATCCATAGCGGTGTCGGTTGGTGCAAAAGCCATGATGAATGCGTCGGCGATGTTGGGCGATGGCACGTCACGTTTGGCGAGGTCTTTTTTCGACTCCACCATGACGCGGCCGTTTTTATCGAAATCGCGGTGTGGCGTGGAAAGTTCGAATTTCAGTTTTTCCAGCAGTGGGCAGTCGCTGTCGATGCTAATCAAGTCATCAACCGCAAACGCCTCGCCGTTTTTAATGGCGTTGTAGGTATTGCGGAAACGGTCAGCCACCAGCCACCAGGCCTGCGCCTTGAGATTCGCGAAAAAGTCTTTATTCAGGATGTCGAGCTGATACACCTCATCCGGTTCGTGTACCCCGTCACCCGCGTTGAATTTGCTGTACTGGAGATAAAGTGAACCGGGGTTTTCTTTCCGCCGGTCTTCGTTTATCTCCTGGAATTTCGAACCGCTACCAGCACCAACGCCGATGGAGTCATAGACAATTTCGGCGCCACGCTCAAAGGCGGTGTTGTAGGTGCGTGAGCAACTTTTCATTAGCTCATCTTCTTTCGCCTTCCACTCGTCAGCCCAGTAAACGACAGAACCGTAACGGTATACGTTGGCACATTTATCCGCGCCGCTGTCGGCGACGTCGAAGCCAAGGCGTTTTCGTCCGTTTGGTTCGAATCCCAGCTTTTTATGTGCATCGATAGCAGCCTCAACCCAAGACAGCTTAATCACGGCGTTGTCATCGTCAGTACGCGGCACACCGAGATAAACATGCTCGAACGTTTCCGGGTCGCGCGCTTTAGCAGCTTCGATTACCGATTTGATGGTATTGCTCAAAAAGGGGTTTTCGTCGTAATTAATCTTCCGCACCAGCGTGTCAGGAGGCGGGTCCACAACGAAATTGCGCCATACGTAATCCGTTACCAGTCGCGGGTTAAAGATAAACCAGCACTCCGATCCCTCTTTACGAATGGTTGGCTCAAGGATTTCCCACTGCGCCTCTGTTATGGCGTGTGCCTCTTCATTCCAGAGAACATCGACGCTCTCCAGCGACTTAATTTCCTCGATATGCCGCCACAGGCCGTAAAAAATAAACTCTGCCCCGGTGTGCCTGTTGATGATTTTGTTATCGAGGATCCGAAATCGATGGCGCAGGCCAAAGCGGTTAATCTGGATTTTCAGCAGCGCATACACCGACTCTTCGATTTTGTTCTGGATCTGACGCGTACAGAGAAAGCGCAGCGGGTAATGGTCAGCCAGGTAAATAGCTATTCCGGCAGCATCCCATGATTTTGATGAAGAGCGCCCACCAATAAGAACCTTATTCCTCGCCCTCGTCGTCCAGAACGGGCGCAGCGCCGGATTGAGCGTCGGTTTCGATATCTGCATAGAAGTCATTCAGGCCGCGTGGAGCATTGGTATTCGGATCGCCAGCCTCGCGTTTAAGGCGGTCAGCCTCAAGGCTAACTTTCTCAGTAGCGGCCAGCCGGTAATCGGTGTCAGCGTAGATCTTGCCGACCGTTGCCAGAGTTCCGGTGATTGATTCGATACGCACGGTATTGCGCATCATGGCTTTCTCTGCGGCGCTGATGTTATCTAGCAGAGTTTTTTTTTGTTGTGGCTCTTCAGCGTCTTCAAGCAAGGTTACCCACCGCCCAATATTTTCAGCAACGACAAGGTTACTGGCGCGCAGACGGAATAATTCATCCTCCAGGCTCAGCGCCTTTGCGTCCTCGATCACCTCGTCGCTTAGTAGTAAGCGACGGGCATAGCCACCGTGCTTTAATGCAGCCTGATTGCCGGGAGGAAATGGGTTAACTGGGGGGGCGGTACGCGTACCACGAATCGGTTTCGTTTCTGCGGGATGTTCGGTCTTCCCTTCTGCGTACTTTTTGTCATCGCCAGACATGATGGGCTTTGCCATGGTACGCGATGCTTTCTTTTGCGTACCGTTTTTGCGTACCTGCGTACTGCCTTTGCGTACCCAATCGAGCTTTTTGGCTTTCTTCCTTATCGCGCCCTCAGATACGCCGTATTGAGCGCCTATATCTCTGAGGCTCATCACCCCGGCCCGGTATGCCGATTCAATGGCCTCCCAGTCCGGTGTAGCCATAACTTCCCCTTAGATCTCTGATATTATGAAAGCCCCATTTGACAAAGGTACGCATTATGCAGTGGCTTACTGTAGTGGCAACTAGTGCTGTGATATCCGCTTTGGTTTCTGGCCTTTTGACTTTGTGGAATGCTCATTTACAAAGAAAAGCAGATGAAAGAAAAAGAATGGCTGAATTGGCGTTAAAAATGGCCATCACTGAATGGGAAAGCCATATGAAACTCGCAGAAAAAGGGTTGGCTCAAGGTATTCAGCCACCAGAAATTTATCTGTATCGGTATGCCAAACTTTTGCCACTTATAGAATCTGGACAAGTCAGCTTAGAAAAGCTCAAAGAAATTGATATAGATGTCAGGAAAGTGGCCGAAAGAACCGATAGCTAGAGAGTGCGCTATTTTATTTAATCCCAGTAACAATAAAAGCCACCATTTTACGCAAGTGGCTTTTATCAACAAATCGTCTTATTGACCGATAGTTTCTTGAATTTTGTCAGCAAGTTGTGGCAAAAAAATTAATGCTTGCTCAAGATCATAAGCGATGTTTTTGGAGTTTGCTGAAGTCGCTAGCGAAGCTTTTATTATTTCCAAAGCAGCATCAACAGCGACCACTCGGCGATGTTCTTCATCTGAAACCCTGCCATCGGTAGATTTTAAGTAACCAAGAATCATACAACCTCCGTTTCATAAGTGAGATTGCAGATTACATCCGAGACATTTCATTATAAAGCATTATCACAGGCACTCACTGAATGCCTGCTGTAATGTCTTTATGCTGCGACCGCACCTGTAGTGCTGTTTGCCGTTGCATCTGGCGCGGCTGCATTTGCAGCTTGTAATTTTTTCAGTCGCTCCTGCACAGCAACTTCAATCTCATCGGCTTTTGCTTTGGCTGCCGCCACAGCAGCTTCGGCTTTCGCTTCTGCGTGAGCCTTGAACCAGTCACGGATTTTTACCCAGCCACCAGCAATAAGCAGAAACGCACTAGTAGCGGCGGAGAAATACAACAATACACTCTCAAAGAACGTCATTTCGTTTTTCCTTGCCTGAGTTGTTCAGCCTGCCGGATGGCGGCCAGTTGGTTGTTTGCTTTCTCTATCGAAGCCAGTAGAGGCTCTATCCACAGAACAGCCTGGCAGTACGTCAGTTGGCTGGAGGGAGTGGCGGCACTACCGGCTTTGTCAGTTCCGGCGGTAGTGGTGTGCATTGCCCCGGCACGTAGACTGTTCGTGTAGTTGAGCAGCCCGTCAGCAACGTAAGCAGGCACAGGGTAATCACACGTTTTTTCACGGCGGAGTATCTCGCGGTATTCGATAACGGTTGTTTCTGCTTTGGCGTCCACGGAGGCATTAGCATCCACCGTACCGGATGCCAGCGCGCTGAAAGCCTGGCTTTCTGCTGCCTGCTGCTGAATGACTTTTGCCTGCATCAGGACATTGGCTTCAGCCAGATCAGCGCGGTTACTGTTGCTCTCATAGCGGAGAGTGAAAATTACGGACAGCCCAACTACCAGCAAGATCAAGAATACGATGATGCTGGCGCGCGTTTCGGCGCTCATCACACACCATCCAGACAAAGCTGTTTTTCTTCGGCGCGACGTTTAACAAGTCCGGGGAGTTGCTTACCATCGGCGTAAACCCAGCGAGTGAACTGCTGACATGCCTGCGCCGTTTCTCCCTTGCGTAGCATCCAGAACAGCGTCGATTTCTGCATGGCGCCGCAGCCAACGTTAAACGTGATCGACGTGACGGCAGAAAATGTGTTGTCGCTCAGCTTCGCACCAGCCGCATATCTGTTTACGCATTTCTCAGCGGCGAGAATGTTCTTTTCCCAGTCGGCGGCGATCTGTGCTTCGGTTTTACGCGTACCAGCTTTGACGCCGTGGGTATTGCCGATACCGTCTGTGAGAACGCCAGCCGGGCAAACATACGGATCACGGCGGCAGGACTCAGCATTACCGATCAACTCAAGGCCCCGCTCATTGGTGCGAACGTGTCCGCCACTCATCACCAGCGCAATGATCGCACCTACAGAGCAAACAGCCCCCACGGCGCCACCAGCTTTTTTAAATGTCGCCATGATTAATCATCCTGCGGAGGGGGAACCATCTTTCCACCAGCCAGAGCCTTTTCATAAGCTCTTGTCCAGCGGCGTTTGAAATACAGGTTTGTGAAATAAGTAGCAGCACCGATGATGATGCCGCTGATCAGCGCAATAAAATTCCAGTCAAGACCATGAAACCAGTCATAGGCCCGCGCTAATCCTGTACAGATCAGGCCGCCTGACGTGCAATACGTGGCCGCCGAAAAAATTTTATCGGGCATGATTCTGTGCATCTCTCTCACCTCGCTTTGTGTGCGGGTGCTGTGCGTGGAAGGTATTCAGGCCAGCGGGCTGCATTTAACAACGTGGCGTATAGAAGTTGATTCCCGAGGCCTGAAAACAGGAAAGGCCCGCACATGCGAGCCTTAGAAAGCAGAAAACCCCGCCGATGCGAGGTTTTATAATTTGGTCGACAATCAAAGCTATGACGACGATATCAGATTTACACGAAATATAGCCATTTCAATCTACTTTTGCAACACCATGCTGATAATTGGTCGCCATTTGTTTCGATCGTGTTTCCGATAGACTCAAAAGAGACATCTGATCGAGACGCAGAAAGATAGTGCGCATGGCGAGCCAGTGAGCAGTAAAAGTTTTCGACCAGTTTTTATCTTCAACCCCGACCAGCAGCGCCAGTTCCTTATATTGATAAACTGCGCTCCCAGCTAACTCCGATTTAACGTCCTGCGCTGCCAGCCAGATTAATGCCTGGAGTCGCTCCAGCGTTTTCCCGGCGATCTTCTTGCCGTCGAGCTGCACCGTAAACTCAGTCCACGCCCAGCGAGTTATTTCGACCTGGTATTCGAATCGGATATTTTCGCCGTAGTTCCAGAGTAGCCACGCTTTCTGATGTTCTTCAACGGACAGCACAGCGCGGCGCCACGACGCAGTCGCAAATTCCACCGGCTGCACCAGGGCAATTGATGAGCCTTTCGCCAGTGACTGACGCCCCTGAATTGGTGGGTTGAGCAGCGTTATCCATTTCTTCGTTTCTTCATCGTAAATTCTGGGCTTCTTCCGGCGGTAAGTGTTCGTGTCAAATTGCGCATTCTCAAGCCAGGCCAGTAACTGGCCTTTTGTCGCCCCGCTCAGGTCAACCATTGCGGTTATCAGTTGCTGTCGGATGTATGAGAGATTTGCAGTCATGCGGCGGCTCCTGTTTTCTGCTGCGTGCGGGAATGGTGGTGGCGCGCCGGTGCAAACGCGCGGAGGATGGATTCTTTTTCGTAGCGGTGTTTTTCGGCGGCAGTCATGCTTTCACCAGCCCTTCTTTTTTCCAGATGGCGAGCGTGCGCATTACGCCTTCAGCGTGCATAAGGCGCAACTCGTCGTGGCTGTATTCGGTTTTTACGCGCCCATCGATAACGTCATGACAGCAATTGCAGGCTATCGCCGCCTGTGTATCATCCGGCTTAATACCCGTGCCGCAGGTTCCCGCCAAGCGGTAATGTGCCAGCACGCTTGTTTCTGGATTGCCGTTGCAGATACCGGGAATCCGAACCTGACATTCACGCCCGCGAGCCTCTTTGCGTAAATCAGCCAAGACGACCTCCCCACGGGCGACCGCGCTTGCTATTGCTATTACGGGATTCCGGCAGCCTGGCGCTGACTGTCCAGGTAATAAGATCGGGATTCAGGCTGCGCTCAACTTCAACGCCACGGCGCCGGTATTGCGCCACCAGCTCGTCGGCCTGTTGCGTGCTGCATTCGGTGTGCTGAAACCAGCTTTGTCTGGTCATCATCACGCGAAGCTCATCAGTTGCGATGCGGCGTTTTCCGCATCGAGTTGTGTTGCAAATGCGCGGGACAGTATCCAGCGCCAGAGGACATCCAGCGCGGCTTTGTAAAGCTGCTGGAATTCGGTTTCGTCCATGTTGCCGAAGGCAATGCTGCGAGGGTGTTTGCGGAGTGTGCCGTCTGGTAGCTCGATAGCATCATAGTGGCCAGCCTCAACGGTTACCCACGCGCGATATGCATCGAAGGATTTGCAAAGGCTGATCCCATTGGTGATGCGGCGATTTGCGACCTGCGCCAGATACTGCTCGGCGGCATCCATTAGTGCGGCTTCGTTGCCACCGTAGGAAGCGAGGAATTTTGCATACCCGGTTACAAGTCGCCGTTCGTTGGACGAGATAGCGCCGCCGCTTGGCTCCCAGTATTCAAACCCGAGATTGAGCAGAGCAAAGAAACGGCGGTGAAACGCCGGATTGCGGACGAGCTTAACGTCGGCAGAAAGCACCGCGCCAAGCTTACATTTTGTATGAAGGAAATCACTGGTCTCTGGCGTAGCCGGGATCAGTATTCCTGAAGAATGTTTGATAAGTTGTAGCTGCGCCATAATGTCCCCATCTGGCGCATAAGGTGTCGTCGAATGTTCAGCCCAACGATACCGGAATTATGAACATGTAATATTGGAAAAGCAAACAACGATGCGTCAGAACACCACCTTTTACTTTTTGCCTGGTGGAGGAGAAGGCGGTGCAGCAGGTCGCTCATATACTGTGGGAGGGGGGGGATTTTTCCCTCCACGCACGCCACCATTGTCTGATGGAATTCTATACGGTGGTGGTGTCGGTTCTTTTCTCGACATATTTTACCTCGGGATTATCCTGAAGAAATTCAACCCATTTTATATCAGTTGATTTCAGTAGCATAAATTTAACAGTCGGCATATCTATATATTCTCCTTCATCATTTATCCATGAAGGATTCCTTAAAAGAAAGTGTCCTTTTTCAGGTTGCGATGGCCATTCTTGAGGCCATCCAAAAACACGCCTATCATCTACCAGATGCAAGATAACGTGCACCGGATTGGTGTTAAAAGCCCCAAACCACTCGCAGTGGTAAGATGATTGTTTAGTAAACCTTGCCGATCTCATTAATAAATGAAACAAATCATTGTTTGCGAACAAACTAAATACAAAACCTAAAACTATTGCTGCTACATACGACCATACAATACTAGCAGTCTGGCTCCAAGGACCTAAGCTCCAGCTTTGTCCAATATAAATAAGGATAAATTTAATGCAAAAAACTATGGCCTGAATGAAAATAACGAAAATCAGAGCCTGAACAATTCTTTCGAACTGCGATGGTTTTGGATAAGACGTAAATGCATAAAAAATCCAAGCAGTCAGAAATCCGGGTAATAAAAATTTCAAAATATCAAATAATTCAGTACTTAAGTCTTCCATTTGACTTTAGTGCCTTATTTAGATTTCTTTGGCGGGTTAGGTGGCGGAACAGGTCTGCTATATGCCTTTGGTGGAGAAGGATTTACACCGTCATTTGCGAATCCCGGTTGAGGCTTATCATTTTTCCTCTCATTACTCATACTTTCCTCACTAGCTATAATTATTTAAAGTTAAATACAGCATGATTTAAGGATGAAAACTATTTAATTACACCAACTAATTTATTTTTTCAAGTCACAGATTGTGATTGCGTTCTCTATGTTTTTCTAACTGCTCATCCGTACCTATCAAGCTAAGCGGCCTGCTACTGCCAAGTACACATTTCCGTCACATTGCCCCTCACCCACGCTTCAGCGAACAGCGGCGGAACGGCATTACCGCACCGAGCCACCAGCTAATCTGCGTACTTCGTGCAGACGTAGTCCTGATCGAAGATGTACCACTCGAGACCCCTCTAGCAGAACAAGCTTCACCGATTGGCTCCGAGTATTCGAATCCGAGGCTTAAAAGTACGTGGAGTTAAAATGAGTGTGCTTACACCATGATAGAAATTTATATCAACAAACAACAAAAAACTCACCTGAGTGCGTTTCATCAACTCTAGTGGTATCTTTTGTATTGTTCCATAGCAAAGTCAATATTGCTTTTCTTGGCATCAATCCCTTTAACGCATGTCCTGAGATTGGTATTGATATTGCCCAACTCACGACCAGCGGAGCCTTGCTCAACATTAGAAGACCAGTTACGCACCGCGTCATTCAAATCAGTTATACAGTCGACTTCTTGCTTTAAGACCTTAAACCCCATCAACTGATATCCGATCACGGAAGTCGGAATTCCCAATATTGCACCGATCAATATAATAATTAACCGCCCTTTCAACCCCATTCTGCAACCTCTGATTCCCTTACCACTAAAAGCAATATCGACAGAAAGAGAACATTCAAGAGCGAAATTACCGTAATTTACAGTGGACCAGAAAACAAAAAAGCAGGGCGGCGCGCCGGCAGATCACCGGCGCTTTCGATTTGTGAATAAACAAGGCCCACCTCTGCGGGCCATACGGTTTCGACTACATCAACCAACAGCAGGCTTTCCAGCTCAATGATGCGGCGATATGCGTACTCGAGTAATGTGTCACTCATATCAGTCATTCCAGCAATCAATTTCGCTTTCTATCTCTTCGTCGATTTCGTCGTTTGTGGCGTCTTCGTTGAGATAATCCAGGGCCTCTTTGCGGTACTGCTCGCGACGCTCGTTATACCAGGCTGCAAATTCCGGTGACCAGCCGTAAACGTACCCGCAAAAATCAACACGCGCGTTATCTTCCGCCATGCTGTCAACCATGCAATCGGCAGTCGTCAACGCTGCGTCACGGATGTAACCGCGCAGATCTTGCTTGCGCCAGATAGGACTAAATTTCGAGTCGCAGATATCACGGAAACGAATTTCCCAGCGGCGAATGCACCGGGATTTTAGTGACTTATTCACGCTTACCCCCCTTCAATCGCTCTACCTGCTGGACTGCCTGCGCCAATGCTGTGATAAGTTGCGCTGTTGCCAACGGGACATAACGAGCAGCATGCTCAGCCGCAGCGATGAGTTGCTGGTTAGTCATGATTTTGAATACTCCCGGATTTGTTGCGATGTCAGGCGCTTTGCTTGTGAAGCGCTGATAATCGAAATCGATGGTCGCACGCACATCGCGAAATATTCCACAACGCCCGTGACGTATGAGACCGCCTTTGCGCACGGCTTCACGGATGTATTTTTCAGCGGTGGAACGATGCAGTTTGAACATTTTCACGACATCGGCGGTGGTCAGACGCCCGCGATACCGAGTTTCTTCGATGATCACGTTTATGCAGGCTGCACGTTCTTCTGGTGTGTTCGGTCTTGGCATTGTCACGCCCTCCCCTTAAAACCGTGCTTAGCCTGAATTTCGCGAATTTTTGCGAGCTGTTGTGCCTGGTTAAGTGGCTTGCCTCCAAGTACTGGCAGTTGTTTTTTTGGTTCCGGGATTTCATCACCACGGCGAAGGCGCAGCGACATGGCGGCCAGTTCTTCGCCTGCTTTCCTGCGAATTTCGGCATCGCTAAGCGAGCTGGCGCGCATTTTCTGGTACAGGGAGGTGACCATCCAGTAAGTCGCGGATGACTGTCGGGTATGCTTACCGTCGATTCTCCCCGGCCACGGATATGACTCAGCATCGGGATGCAAACCACGGTTGCGGCAGTACTGGTAGAAAATATCCATCAACTCGGCGGCGTTCGGCAGACCTACAGCAGAACACTCTTCGGCGCGACACCAGGCAACGAACTGACCAGGTGATGGAACAAACGGTTTTTCCTGCTGGCGGGCCACGCGTAACCCGGCGTCGATTTGCGCGCTCGTCCAGATCCCATTCTCTGCGAATGACTGGAGCCACTGACGGCGCATTTCGTCGAGGTCTTCCTGGGGTTTGTTCGACAGGTACGGGAAAATCGCGCATAGCTCGCGGAACAGGCCATTGAACAAACCAGCAAGCGCTTTAATTTTTTCCTGTTGCGGCTTCTCGTCCTGAATTTCCGGCAGCCCAGCAGCGACACGGCGGAAATTCTCGCGATCAAAATCGTGCATGTTTTCAGCGATGTTTTTCATTTGAATACCCCATCGATCCAGTCGGTATTGTCCAGCGTGGCAGCGCTGGGTTTAGGCTTACTTACGCTTTGCCCGTTGAGCCGACGGGTAGTGAGCGTGTCCCACTGCCTTCGCAGCGATGACGGGCTGAGAATGTTGTTTTTCCAGAATTCGTCCTTGCTGGCCCACTTGAGCAGGCTGCAAATGTCTTTGTGGCTGCGTGAATCCTGCAGGCGCATCAGGCGAATGGTGTTAGCCCATTCAACCCAGGTCGGTTCGCTCAGACTGGCGTTAACTTCAAGCAACTGCGCAAATATCCACTTCGCGGCGCGGAGGTCTTCCGCTGTCCCCCAGGATTTACCCGCCGGTGTGTAGATCCCGCCGATGGCTTCGGGATGACGGGAGAGGAATTTTTCAGTCGCGTCGTTTCGGGATTCGTGAGAATTCCGAGACGAAGATCTTTTAAGGTTTTTATTATTGTTATTACCTTGTTGTTCATGATGCGCGGGTAATTGCGCGGGCTTATGCTCGCCTGAATGCGCGGCATCACACCCCGAAGCCGCGCCGTTACTGGCTTCGTCACGCGCGGGCTTAAGCTCGGCTATATGCGCGGTATTAAGCGCGGGTAAATCGTCTATTTTTTGAGCATATTCAGCGTAATTTGTGATGGTTATTACAGTGCCTTTTCGCTTCTCTCCAGCTCTGGAAATCATTCCCTCGCGTTCAAAAATATCCAGCATTCTGTCCACAGCATGACGACTTGCTGGCCTGCCCTCTCTGTCGCATAAATTCAGCCCAAGATCGGCTGTTGTGGTTACCAGTTGTCCGGTTTGCAGCGGCCATTGCTTCCCCCGGAAATTTGCTGTGTATGGCTGACGGGCAGCCTGCAAAAGAAGGTTTTCCCACAACGTGCGCAGGAAAACATCTTTCGACCAGGGTTGCTTAAGCACGCTCCGGTACAACAGGATGAATCCGCTTTTCTGGTTCTCCATCCGGTTGCTCCTGATGGCATTTCTTGCCGAAAAATCGGCGTAGGCGACATTCGACATAGCTATGCCTCCCGCGCCTGGTGTTTTTGATTGTGGTTTGTCATAATCGCTCCGTAATCGCCCTTACGATTGCGCCCGAAGGCCGGTACTGTTGACGCAGTCCGGCTTTCACCCTTTTAAAACAGGCCTGCCTGATTACCTTTTCGTACCGCCTTTTTACCTTCGCGGCGCTCTGCTGAGCTGGTTTGTTTTTCAGCCCATAAACGGGCGTGTCGAAATACGTCATCGAATATTTTTCCCTTCTGGCTGGCCTGGCTCATACGCTTGTATAAATCCACTGCCTGGTACGCCCCCCCCCTGAGCCACCGAAACCGTAAATCCCAGCTTGAGCAGCTCAGCGCGGACGTTCTTTTCGATAAACTCAATGTGATTCATCAGTCCCATCCCAGCGGGCCGGGCCGCGCACGTTCGGCGCGTAGGCCAATGTCGGCAAGCGTCTCAACTGATGTCAGATAATCGCGAGAGACCACAACCGCCTCAGGCGGAACTACCTGTAATCCAAGAGCTGAAAGCTCTTTAGCCATCTCTGAAAAGTGGCTGTCAGCTTTTCGCTTGCTCACCGTCGATTCACTAATGCCGATCTGCTCGGCGTAATTCTTCTGCCCTACTGACGCCAGCCGGTTGAGCAAAATGCTTTCTATTTCAAGTGGCTTGAGAATTGGTGGTTCCAACTTTCGTGCTATTGCGTTGTGCATGATTGAAACTCCGTTGTGTGTTAGGCCGCATTGTCGGGGTGGGGAAATAATTCGGGCAGATCAGGACGAATTTCATGAGCCTTAATCTCGCCATTGGTTGCTTTAACAATCGCATTCACTTTTTCAGGAGAAACAGATCCTCCGTTGAGCCATTTGTGAACCGCTGGTTGTGATACATCGCATATGTCAGCAAGGCGCTTTTGGCTACCGACAATCTGTAAAGCACGCTGAATAACTAAATTCATATTTTTTTACCTTCATAGGTATTGAACAGTCGAAAGATAACTCAAGTTATCCACACTGTCCATAACCTTTGTTATTTTACAAGTCATAACCGAGGTTATAAATTGAATCTATGAAAACTTTTTCCGAACGACTCACCGCGGCAATGACCGCAGCAGGCCTATCACAAGCACAGCTAGCTGAGCTTGTGGGCGTGTCTCAACCTGCCGTGCAAAAAATGGCATCTGGTAAAACGAACGGCAGTAGAAAAATGGTGGAGCTTTCGCACGCACTCGGAGTTCGACCTGAGTGGCTATCAACTGGAAGCGGTCCAATGCGCCACGATGGCCAGCAATCTGCTGAACCGCCAGTGCATCGCGGCGATATCTACCGACTGGAAGTGTTGAATCTGAGTGTCAGCGCTGGGCCTGGAGTCGTGAATAGCGAGTTCATTGAAGTGTTGCGGTCAATGGAGTACGCGCCAGAAGATGCGCGCATGATGTTTGAGGGCAGAAAAGCCGATCAGATACGAATCATCAACGTACGCGGCGACAGCATGTCCGGAACTATTGAACCTGGCGATCTGCTGTTTGTCGATATCAGCGTGAAAAACTTCGACGGCGATGGCATCTACGCGTTCCTGTACGACGATACAGCACATGTGAAACGTCTACAGAAGATGAAAGATAAGCTGTTGGTTATCTCGGATAATAAGATTTATGCCCCTTGGGAGCCGATCGAGAAAGACGAGATGAACCGTGTGCTTATCTTTGGGAAAGTGATCGGCAGCATGCCGCAGACGTACAGGAAACATGGGTAGTCTTAAGACAGATGCCCGCTCATTTATAAAACAACATCGTAAATTAACTGTATATGCGATCAGGTGAGTGCCATAATGGATGCAGGCAGCAATTTGGAAACAAATGATATGAAGTTCAGGATAGTATACGACGGCCCAGCTCTGGAAGCGCATGAAATGAATGTGCGAGACTTGGCTCCTGCCCTGCTATCTTTGTCTGATGCTTTAGAAGAGGCTGGTAAAACTGTTTATGGAAATAACACAATTATTTCTGTAAAGGTCAATGCATCATTTAAAGCAGGATCATTTGGAATAGATCTTGTTGCCACCTCCACGTCTTGGTTTAAACAGGCCGTTGACTTTTTTTCTGGTGACTCAGTAACCGCAGCAGCGAATCTCATTGCTCTGATGGGGCTTTGCCCTGGGCCTAGAGAAAAAATATGTAAAGGCCTTATCCAGCTAATAAAATGGATCGGCCCACGCGAAATAAAAAAATTACACAATCTACCTGATAGTAATATCGAAGTTTTTGTCGATAATGAGAGTGAAATTTTCGACAGCAACGTCATTGAACTTTATAGAAACATAAAACTTCGTTCTTCATTACAAGAAGTTATAACAAAGCCATTAGAGCAAGAAGGCATCGATAGTTTTGCATCCACTGTCGACGATGGCTTGACCTTCATGATAATTAACAAACATGAAGCAAGTTACTTCAAAGTCGAGTTACCGTCAGAGTCAATCATTTCAGAGACTACTGTAGAAAAAGCACTACAGATAAAAAACATTTCTTTCAATGAAGGAAGTAGGTGGAGATTTTCTGATGGCGCCAGTAGTTTTCTGGCTGAAATAAAAGATCTAAAATTCCTAAGTGATATTGATAACAATACTTTGAATTTCTCCAAAGGAGATATGTTGCTTGTTGACCTAAAAGTAACTCAATATATGGTTGGGGATGCCATAAAAACCACATTCGAGATTGAACATGTAAAAAAACAGTTGAATCCCCAAAGGCAAATTGACCTTCCATTTGAATAGCGTTACCCGGCCCTGCCGGGTTTTTTTATTTCACTTCCCGCTAAACTCCCGCATGAACGCCTTAATCTCAGACCATCCGATCAACACCGAGCCCGCAAAAAAACCGTAGCAAACGAAAGCGCCGAATGGCGAATCACCGCCCTGCTCCAGTTTAAACGATGCCCCTAGAAGCATCACACCAAATACGAAAAACAATCCCTTCAATAGCCTCATAACCTGCCTCCTGATTAAACAAACCGATCTTACTCACAACAGCTAAGAAAATAAATTCCTTTTGTTATTAGCCATTTATAACTTACGCACTAAAATAATAATTTAAGTTATTGCAACACCAAATAACTTTAGTTATCTTTAATTTATCCAAACAAGCGGCAACAATGCCGCTCACCGCACAGCAATGCGCGCATAAGGTTATTCAACGTTCCGCCAGCCGGGCGTCAACGGCAGAGGATGAAATGATCAATCAACACTACGGCACGATGCACATCATTCGCCAGTGCGTGGTACCCGGCATGCTAGCCATGCACAAAGGTCACACCTGGAATGTATCGGCAATTCGCGGCAAGCATGTCTATCTGCGTACCCTGCGCGAATCAACACGCATCAGCGATTGCCTGGTTGAGGTTCTGTTAAACGGGAAAGGTGATCCGGTGATTCACGAAAAGAACGCCACTGGCGCTAAATGCGCGTATTGCGGCAAACCGCTGACAGCGGAAACCACAGTCAAAGAAACGATTCTCTACCGGAACGGCGCGCAGCTGGGCCGCAAAGAAAATGAGTACTGCTCTAAACAGTGCGCCAGCTACGACCAGATGGCCCACGAATAACGCAAAAACCCGCCAAGGCGGGCCATGCGTCCGGTGAACCGACCAAAGCACACCGGAATTTTTAATCACCAATAAACCGCAGGCGGCTTATTCAGCGCCGGGGATTCTATCACCCAAAAAAGAGGATCTGATATGGAATTCTTCCATTTGATCAAAGCCAGTCAGAAGTCAGGTAAACCGAATGGCGTATTCTGGTTCACAGCAAAAACCGAGGCCCGCGCGAAACTCCAGGCTCAGGTAGTGCTGGAAGATAACGGTATTGAAGTCGGGCGCGGCCACGATTATCAGTTGCCGGTACTCACCAACTTCCCGGTAGTCGACGATCTCCCCGAAGAAGAAGTTGTCGACTTCACCTGGTGCGACCGTTACGAACTTTCAGAAGACGGGCGCAACTGGCAGAAAATTATCGTCCAGACATCAACAGGTGTTCCAGACAATAAATCGACGGATGCGGCGGTAAACGAAACAGCAGACCAGGTTGTTTCCCTCGCTGAAACATCACACCATCAAGATAATACCCATTCAGATATAACTGCTGACGACGACGAAAAAACATTGTACCCGGTAGCAAGGCTTCGCCTGCCACAACGGATCATTGCTCAGTATCTGAGTGACGCTTTACGTCATCATGTTACGCAATCTCAACGGGTTGAGATTGGCTCAATGGAAATGGACAGCGACAACAGCCATGTTCAGAACTTACTGCTAGCTGCCAGAAACATTCCTGGCATCGATAATCTGACAACCCATGAGTTATGGAAATTTACCAGCGCGATTAAAACGGTATTCCCGGAAGATAAACGACATGAACTCGCGGTCATGGTTCAGTTTATCCAGGCATGGTCCAATACACATCATATTGACCGTGGTCTGCTCGTCAAAGAATGGGCTGCAGGAAAGCGTATTCCCGCAATTCAGCGCACAGATACTGGAGCTAACGCAGGCGGCGGTATTATAACCGATCGCAATCCAGACTACGCGCACACTCTGGATACACTGGATGTTGAAATAGCCTGCGCCACCCTGCCAATGGATTTCGATATTTATAACATTCCGGTGTCCGTACATCGCCAGGCGAAAGACATTGTCGCAGCCAAAGAAAGCCCGTTTAGAGAATGGTCGGCAGCGCTTCGTAAAACACCTGGAGTGCTGGATTATTCCCGCGCGGCTATCTTCGCCCTCATCCGCAGCGCCACTGAAAACGTGCATCATTTCCCGGTTAGCTTACAGACTTATATCAATGCAAACCTCACTGAACACCAGCACGACAAGCCGACCGCAGAAACCATCGCAGCAGCTCGCCAGATCAACAGCGCTGCTGTTGTTGCCGGGGTGATTCAGGGCACTGAACCGGCTGAAAACCTCGATAAACTTGCCACGGAATTTGCTGTCGTGGGGAAAGCGGCAGCCGAAGCTGCCCGCGCGTTGGTGAGCGAAACAACCGGGCAGCCGGAAGTGAAAAAGCTGGGCGGCGGGATGTTTTCCATTGATGGCCTGATCGGCAACACAACCCAAACGAACGTGCAGGAGAATGCCGAAGATGTGCAGATGGAAGAGACTGTCACGCTCGAAGACAAAAATTCTGATCCGCTATCAGCAGACGAAAGCACTATTGAGACTGGTACGCCGACAACTGCCATGACAACGCACGACATTATGGCGGCTGCAGCTCCTGTGATGGCGGCGGCTATTCCCCGACAGGAGGGCGCCGAACCGTTGCAGGTCGAGGTGCAACAGGATGCAACAGACGCAACACCGGAAGCGAAATACCCGGCGTTTTTCGAGCCTGGTCGCTATGAAGGTCTGCCAAATAACGTCTATCACGCGGCAAACGGTATCAGCAGCACACAGGTGAAAGATGCCCGCGTCAGCCTGATGTACTTCAACGCACGCCACGTTGCCAAAACCATCGCTCGCGAGCAATCGAAGGTACTGGATATGGGGAATCTGGTGCATGCGCTGGCGCTTCAGCCCGAAAATCTTCTGGCTGAATTCAGCATTGAGCCAGAAATCCCGCAAGGCACATTCACCACCACTGCAACGATCCGCGCCTTTATCGACGAATACAACGCCGGGTTGCCGCCGCAGTTAAGCACTGATGACGTTAAAGCGCTGCTGGAAGCGCACAACGCCACCCTTCCCGCACAACTGCCGCTTGGCACATCTGTTGACGAAACAGGACAAAGCTATATGGCGCTGCCGGCAGAATATCAGCGCATAGAAGAAGGTCAGAAGCAGACTGCTATGGCAATGAAGGCTTGCATCAAAGAGTACAACGCCACCCTTCCCGCGCCGGTTAAAACCAGCGGCAGCCGTGATGCGTTGCTCGAGCAACTGGTGCTTGTGAATCCTGATTTAGTTGCGCAGGAAGCACAGAAACCCGCACCGCTTAAAGTATCTGGCACGAAAACAGATCTGATTCAGGCAGTTAAAAGCGTCAACCCGGATGCTGTCTTTGCAGACGAGCTGCTGGATGCATGGCGCGAGAACCCGGAAGACAAAATTCTGGTCACCCGCCAGCAACTTGCTACGGCCACGGCTATTCAGTCCGCGCTACTGGCGCACCCGACCGCCGGGAAGTTCCTCACCCACCCGAGCCGCGCCGTTGAAGTGAGCTATTTCGGGTTCGACGACGAAACCGGGCTGGAAATCCGTGTACGTCCCGATCTGGAAATCGATATGGGCGGCATCCGTATTGGCGTAGACCTGAAAACGATCAGCATGTGGAACGTCAAACAGCCAGCTTTGCGGGCAAAACTCCACCGGGAAATTATCGACCGGGATTATCACCTCAGTGCGGCCATGTACATGAACACGGCTGCACTGGATCAGTTCTTCTGGATTTTCGTCAACAAGGATGAGGGATACAACTGGATCGCGATTGTCGAAGCCAGCCAGGAACTCATCGAACTTGGCGCGCTGGAATACCAGACCACCATGCGCGCTATCGCGAACGCATTCGACACAGGCGAATGGCCAGCGCCAGTGACCGAAGATTACGCCGACGAACTGAACGACTACGACATGCGCCGCCTTGAAGCGCTGCGCGCACTGGCAAATGCATAAGGGGAGGATCATGGAAAACACCAATATAGTTACAGCAGAACAGCAGACACCGAACACCATTTCGGCCAGCAACGCCATTTTTAATGTTCAGGCGCTGGGGCAGCTTACAGCGTTCGCTAATTTGATGGCGGAGTCTCAGGTCACTGTTCCGGCGCATCTGGCGGGGAAACCCGCTGACTGCATGGCAATCGTCATGCAGGCCATGCAGTGGGGTATGAACCCCTACGCTGTGGCGCAGAAAACGCATCTGGTAAACGGCACGCTTGGCTACGAAGCACAACTGGTTAACGCGGTGATTGCTAGCTCAAGCGCCATTCGCGGGCGTTTCCATTACCGCTATGGCGGTGAGTGGGAACGTTGCACAAAAACCAAAGAAGTGACTATCGAAAAAAATGGCAGGAACGGTAAGTACACTGCTGTTGAGCGCGTTCGCGACTGGAGTGATGAGGATGAAATCGGTCTGTATGTTCAGGTCGGGGCCATTCTTCGCGGTGAAGAAGAAATTACGTGGGGCGAGCCGATTTATTTATCAGGTGTGGTCACCCGAAATTCACCGCTATGGGTATCCAACCCTAAACAGCAGATCGCTTATCTCGGTGTGAAGTACTGGGGCCGCCTGTATTGCCCGGAAGTTATCCTGGGCGTTTACAGCCCGGATGAACTTGATGATCGTCAGGAAAAAGTCATCAACCCGGAACCTGCATCGCGTGTCAGCGTGCAGGAAATTACAGGTAGCCAAATGCAAACCGGAACGGTAATCGATGCCGCAGGCGGCCTGGAAGAAAAAGCGGAATCATTCCGTGCACGCATCGAAGACGCTGAGACTCTGGAGGCTGCAACCGCTGTCGGTAATGACATTAACGAGGCGAAAGCAGATCTTGGCACAGCACTCTTCACGGAACTGAAAAACAAGGCTACGCGTCGTTATCACCTGGTCAATAACCGGAACAAGGTTGAGGCGGCGATTAATTCCCTCCCATCCCCAGGCGAACCCGGTGCAGCGGATCAGTTTGCTGCAGTAGAACGTACGCTGACCGCAGCAAAACGACACCTTGGTGATGAGTTGTACGAGAAATACAACATCACGCTCACCGACATGAAACCCGAATACGTTAGCTAACTGACTCAGGGAGGGGAAACCCTCCCGCTCTGGAGGATTTATGGAGCAGGAAAACTGGAGTGTCGAAGAACTGGCATTACTTGCCAGGCAGGGTAATGAGTCGGTGGCGGAGTTGACCGGGAGGGATATTGAAGAGGTTCGGGCACGGCGGCTACAGCGGAACATAGAAATTAACTGCTGGGACAAATTTGATCCGGAGCGTGCGCATGAAGCTGATTAACCGAAGCAGCAAAAAATCACCGCTGGCGCGACAGGCATGCAACGCGGCGCTGGCATCGCATGTTGAAAAATTTGGTGAGTATGGACGCCACGATAAAACGACGACTTACACGGTTCTCGTTGAAGGCGTGAAAATTACCGTTGAGGTGGTTAACCGCCCGGCCAGTTATGTCGCAACAGCACTGACAGGGAGGCGGCATATACGATCACTCGTAAGCCGTGAAATAAATCCAGAGCGGGAGGAAGTATGACTGATATTGAAATTATTCCAGAACAGGAAGCAATGCGCATGCTCAAAGTCTCATCACGCGCAACTATCTGGAAATATACGAAAAATCATAATTTTCCGAAGCCAATCAAAACCCATCCTAAGCAGTATCTTAAGTCTGCGGTGGAGAACTGGATTTTAAGCGGCGGCATTAACCAGCAATCTTCCTGA